GCTCCGGCGCTTATTGAGTTTTTTCATTTGGGTTCACAGAGCGTCCGCACGCCTCTTTAAAAGATGTTTCCTTTTTGGTTTATTCAGCGGTTAATACGTTTATTTTGTGGGCATGTTCTACAGACACTCACAACACGCATACCCTGACTGCGACTTGGTTTCTGGCAATAAGATCAAGGATATAATCGGAGTGACCGCTCCGGCGATTTCCAAGGCTAAACTGAATGGCCGCATCGATACGTTTGAAAATTCAGAGGGAAAGGAATGCTTTCACAGGGAAATCACTCCGAAGCAGTTCTTCAATAAGCGGGACCGCCGGCACATTACGACTCCGACAAGAGCGCAGATGGCGTCCGGATTCGACAACATGACCGCGCAAGCCGTTGCGCATCGTCGCGAGTTCGATGTGGGCCTCGGCACGCCTCCGCCAAGTGTTGGTGACGGTGACCCGTTCGACCTTGGCGAAGCTCTTGCCGAGCGTGCCGACCTCGCTACGTCGAAGGCACAAAAGGAGTTTTACCAGGCAAAGCTGATGAAACTCAAGTCTGACGAAATGGAAGGCAGGCTCGTGCCGAAACAGCAAGCGGCAATTGCCGCCTACCAGCTCGGTGCCAATATCCAGGACAAGATTATGACTGTTTATGCGCGGCTCGCGCCTGAAGTCGTCGGGTATTTCAAGGAAGCGATGTCGAATGCCGGAGTCGATGCCGACAAGATTACGGCAGTGACGGCTGGTGCCGACCATGCCGTTGGCGAAAAGATTCGCAAGGCCTGCCTTGCCGCGCTTCGGGACCTGACTGAAAAGACAGAGGAAAACATCCTGGATGGATGATCAGAAGGACATATTGTCGCCTGCGTTCAAGGCCAATATCGACCATGTACTCGAAAATCTGCTGGCCGGTCTTCGCCCGCCTCCGGACATGACAATCAGCCAGTGGGCCGAAAAATACCGCATCTTGGCGGGAACGGCATCGAGTGAACCGGGGCGGTGGAGCAATGCCCGCACGCCTTACCTTGTGGAAATCATGGACGAACTGTCGCCGCAAAGCTCAGCGACGGATGTCGTTTTCATGAAGGGCTCGCAGATTGGCGGCACCGAAGTCCTGATAAACACGGCGCTTTATTACATCAAGCATTGTCCTTCGCCGATTGGCATGTTCCAGACGACAGAGCAGACCGCCAAGCGTTTTTTGAAGCAACGCGTGAACCCTGCTATTACAGCGATGGGAATGGACGATTTGTTCTATGGCGACGAAATGTACATCAAGGAATTCCCTGGAGGTGTGCTAACAACCGGATGGAGCAACAGTCCTTCGAATTTCCGTTCGGCTCCTTTTGCAATTTCGTTGTGTGACGAAATTTCGGAATATCCGAAAGATTGCGGTGGTCAGGGCGACCCGTGCGAACTTGCCCGCCGGCGCACAACGAACTTCCCGCGCCGCAAGCTGTTCTGGAACTCTACTCCTGGCATCGAGGGTGAGTGCCGCATTACCGAAATGTTTGAACATGGCGACCAGCGGCATTATCAGGTGCCGTGCCCGCATTGCGGTGTATTGCATAAGTGGGAATGGGCCAACATTGTCTGGGATTGCGATGCTGAAGGCAGGAACCTGCCATATACCGTGCGCATGAAGTGCCCTCATTGCGGCGAAGAATATGGCGAGTATCACAAGACCGAACTAATGGCACTCGGACAATGGGTGGCCGAAAATCCGGACGGCGAATATCCGAGCTTCGGCATCAATGCGCTCTATTCTCCTTTGGGGTGGTATTCCTGGGAAGATGCTGTCAAGGACTTCCTGAAGGCGAAGGGCGACGTGAACAAGATGAAATCGTTCACCAACAACGTGCTTGGTCAGGCTTGGAGTCTCGAAGACGGCAAGGTTGTGGACCCGAACGGACTTATGAGTCGCTGTGAAGGTTACGAGGCCGAAGTCCCGGATGGGACTGTGGTATTGACTGCAGGCGCAGACGTTCAGGATGACCGTATCGAAGTCGAGGTGATTGGCTGGGGCCGAGGTCTTGAAAATTGGGGTATAACGAAAAAGATTCTTATCGGGAATCCGTCTGAGCAAGCTGTGTGGGATGCCCTGGACTCCGTTTTATTTGCGGCATACGAGAATTCGCTTGGCGAAAGCCTTTATGTTGCGGCTTCGCTGATTGACTCGGGTGGTCACCATACGGATGATGTATACCGCTATACGGCCAAGCGCGAACGCCGAAACGTGTTTGCTTGTGTGGGTAAGGCTGGACTTGCTCGGCCGTTGGTAACTCGACCGCAAAAGACAAAAAAGAGCCTTGTCTATAATGCGTCTATCGTAAATGTCGGTGTAGACATTGCCAAGGACCAGTTGTACGATTGGCTATCGATTGAACGTCCTGGACCTGGATACTGCCATTTCCCGGCAAAACCTGAAGAATACAACCAGGAATATTTCGCGCAGCTTACGGCCGAAAAGCGCTATAAAAAATGGGTCCGTGGAGTCCTTGTGTGGGCTTACAAGAAAATTCGCCAAAGAAACGAGGCTCTAGACATCAGGAACTATGCACGTGGTGCGCTCAACATCACCGGAATCGACGTCGATAAATTTGCTGCTGCAGGGAAAAAGTTTTTGCGGAATCCTAATGCGCCTGCAAAGCATAAATCAAGTATGAAGCTTATTTCCAAGGGGGTTAACCTATGAGTACGGTACGTTGTTCTCTGAAAGATCTGGCGAAAACGCTGGAAAAAGAATTAAAGAAGGACGTGAAACAAGTGAAATTTGCAGCTTCGGTTGCTTTGAACAATACGGCATTCAAGGCCCGTTCGAACCTTATCGGGGAATACGAGAAAAGTTTTACCGTCAGGAATACCAACCTGCCGAAGGCCGTTACCGTAAAGAAGGCGACCAAGGAAAAGTTGACTGCAGAGGTGTCTTTCCCGAAAGACTGGATGTACATCAACACGAAAGGCGGGAAAAAGGAGCCCGAGCACAGCAAGGTTCTAATGGTCCCGCTCAAGAATGGTGGCCTCAAGAATTACCGGACGCAATCCGGAAAGATCAAGCAGTCGCAAAAGCCTGGCAACTTGCTCAAATATGCCGATTCACATCCGTTAAAGACGAAGGCTCACGTGGCCACGCCTCATCCGTTCGTGATGCAGAACAAGAAGGGGCAGACGATGATTGCCGTAAGGGACAAGGCGAATCGCAAGGACTTGAAGTTCCTTTATGTGGGCGTGCCGACGGCAGATGTCAAGAAAAGGTGGGATTTCGAGAAGATTGTCCAGGATACGGCCGCAAAGGAATTGCCAAAAATGTTCGACGAGGCTCTGAAAAAGGCAATGGCTACGGCGAAATAGCTTAAAAAAAGATGTTCCCTTTTTCACTTTTTAGGCTTTTAAATGGGCTATTTTGTTGATTGAAATGAAATACCCTGTAGAACTATGTCGTCAAATGGTATCCGAGTATCAGTCGGCGCTTTCTGCCGTACTGAAGTCCCAGTCGTATTCCATTGGCGGCCGCTCGATGACCAGGGCCAATATCGCAGAAATTGAAAAAGGTTTGGAAAAATGGTCCAACAGGCTTGAAGCTGCGCAGAACGGGGCGCATTCAGGAAAACCGCGTGTGAGGAGTGTGATTGCCCATGTCTTCTAAGATGATTCGTGGATATGGCCAACGCGGTCTTGCGTGGTACGGAGCTTCTTTTGCAAATGAGGCTCTGAAGACTTTTAACGTGTCCAAGGGGTCTGCTGACCGAGATATTTCTGTCGATCGGGAAACGTTGATGCTTCGGGCTCGAAGCCTCTACCAGAATTCGGCTTTTTCCGGCGCGCTTATCAATACCATTGACATTAATGTGGTTGGAACTGGGCTAAAGCTTCGTCCGGTTATTCCTCAAGATCTTCTTGGCATCGACCGAAAGAAGGCGCATGCGTGGGAAAAGAAAGTCCAGGCTCTTTTTGAGCTTTGGGCGTCTTCCAAGAAATGCGATACAGAAAAGAAGGCTGATTTCCATGAACTTCAGTCTTTGGCGTTAAAAACTCAGCTTGTGACCGGAGATGCTTTTGCGTTGACTCAGTATGACCGCAAAGCGAATCCTTTTGGAATGCGTATCAAGCTGCTTGAAGCTGATCGTTGCCAGAATCCGTTTTACGAAATGGACACGCAGCGATTGGCTCAGGGTATCGAAGTCGATAAGAACGGAGCTGCTGTTGCTTATCACTTCACGAAGATCCCGCCGTACAACATTGACGATTACATTGCGTCGCTCGAGACGGTGCGAGTTCCTGCGTTTGACTCGTTTGGATATCCGAACGTAATTCATTGTTTTACTGCTGATCGTACAGACCAACGGCGAGGTGTATCTGCGTTGGCTCCGATTATCCGTCAGGTAAAACAGCAAGAACGCTACCAGGATGCGGAGTTGATTGCCGCCGTAGTTAGTGCGTTATTTACAGTGTTCCTTGAAAACAATAATCCGGATGAAACTCCGGAACTTGAAGGAAATGTTCCGGACGAAGAAAAGGTTGGCGATTATGCCGGTCCGAAGGCTCCGATCGAAATGAGTTCCGGCGGAATTGTCGAGCTGCCTTTCGGTTACAAAATGAACCTGGCGAAGTCTGAAAGGCCGAATGTAAATTACAAGCCTTTTGTCGATTCTATTTTCTGTGAAGCTGCGGCAAGGATTGGCGTGAGTTACGAAGTCGTTTTGAAGCAGTTCAATTCGAGCTATAATGCGGTCCGTGCGGCTCTTCTGGAATCAAAAAAGACCTTCAATAGAATAAAGAAAAATTTTGTTGCTGATTTTTGCCAGCCCATTTATGAAAAATGGCTTTACCAGGCTATCCTTGTCGGGATGATTGATGTTCCGAATTTCCTAAAGGATGAACTGGAACGTATGATGTGGAGCCGTTGTTCGTGGATTGGTGATTCGGCATTCCTCCTTGATCCGCTGAAAGAAACTCAGGCTATGAAGATGCAGGTTGACGAACAGTACATGAGCCGTAGTGCGGCCGTTACTGCTGTTACCGGAGGTTCTTACGAGCGAGTCGTTGATGAACAGGCTGAAGAAAAACTGATGCGCGAAGAGCGCGGATTGCCGGAACCGGGTTCTGTGAACAAGAGCGAGAATGTAAGCACGACTACTGTTGAAGATGGTGAAAAGGATTCTGATAAATGAGAAAAGCATTTGTAAATAAGATTTTGTCTGCTCGCCTTGCAATCCGTAAGGAAGATGCCGATGTTCTTGCGTCTTCTGATATTAATTATTTTGATGAAAATGGAAATTGGAAAGGTTCGCGGAAGCCTGACGGCGAAATCGACCTTGTGAACAATATTACTTTTCGCGAAGACGGTATTGCAGTTATTCACGTTGACGGTGCACTGTCTTATCGTAGCGACTTTTTGTCGTATTGGTTTGGTGAGGATACCTACAATAGCATCGAGGCTGCATTCGATAAGTGTATGGCCGATGATGACGTAAAGGGAATCTTGTTCGACATCAATAGTCCAGGCGGTGAAGTTGGCGGATGCGCTGACCTGGCCGACAAAATTTTTAACGCTCGTGGTAGCAAGCCTTACGGCATCGTGGCTCGCACGGGTGGCATGATGTGTTCCGCTGCCTATTGGCTCGGCTCCAGCTGCGAAAAGGTTTACACGGCCAGCAATGGAACTTTGGGCTCCATTGGTGTGCTGTGTGCGTTTACGAAAATCAAGGAATCTATCCTGGAAACCCAGGTGGTGGTTTCCGATTTGAGTAAAAACAAAGCTCCCAATCCGGATGATCCGGAGGGCTTGAAACTTATCAAAGAAGAATTGAACTCCCTCGCTGAAGTGTTCATTGATGCTGTTGCCCGCAATCGCGGCACTACGGCAGAAGATGTGAAACAGAACTTCGGCCAAGGAGGCGTGTTTATCGGTGACAAGGCTGTCGCCGCTAACCTTGCAGATGGGGTTATGTCCATTGACGAAGTCTGCGAGGATATGAAAAGCAATGGACTGAATTTTAATGGAGGTGCCGCAATGGCTACTAACGTTAAGGGTGCCGAAGGTGGAAAGCCCGAGGCTGTTGATATGGAAGCCGTGAAGGCCCAGGCTGTCGCCGATTACAAGGCTCGCGTCGCTTCCATCGAAGGTGTCTTTGAAGGACTCGAAATTTCTGCCGAAGACAAGGCTAGGTTTATCGATGGTGATAAGACCGTTGCCGAAGCTACGGAATTCGCCCTCTCGAAGGCCAAGGAAAAGCTTGTCGCCCAGGCCGAAGACCTGAAGAAGGTTTCTGCTGAACGTGATGATCTCAAGTCGAAGGTTGCAAACGCGCCTGCCGCGGATGCAAATCTTACCGACGCGCAGAAGCTTGCCATCCAGAAGGGTCTTGAGGCAGAATCTGCTGCAGCAAACAGCATCGAGGGTGGCGCTAAATCTGCTGAAGGCGCTGAAGATGCGGAAAAGAAGGCTATTCACGAAGCGTTCGCTCGCGGAATGAAGTAACAAGGAGTAAACATGTATCAGGCTCAAACTACTGAATACGAAAAGCTGATCGCGGGCGATTACCCGATCGTTCGCGAGGCTGTTACCATTGCTGGTGACAGCGAGCTCAAGGCGGGAACGGTTCTTGCTTCTCACGGCGTTGCGGCTTCTGCCACCAAGGCTAAGAAGTCTGTGACTTTCACCGGCACGCCGGTTGCAAGCAAGTCTATCAAGGTTGCTGTGGATGGCAACGAAGTGACTTACACGACTTCGTCTACGACTCTTGCCACCGAAGTCGCTGGTATCAAGGCGGCAATCAATGCCGACAACACCTTGAAAAACATTGTGACGGCAGACAATTCTTCCGGAAAGCTTACCATCGAGTGGAAGACTGCGGGCACGGCTGGCAACAGCATGGAAATCGTCGTAACTGTTGGTGATGGCGCTGGTGTCGAAGCTGGTGACGTTACGGTTGAAGTTGTCGGCGAAGATGTCGGTGACGAACGTTTCGAAATCGTGGATTCCGGAAGCGGTACGGCTGCTCTTCAGGAACCGGCCGCTGTTCTTCTTGAAGATGCCGCTCCTGGCGAAACTAAACTCGCTGCGTTCTGTGGTGAATTCAATCAGGCTGAACTGATTTTCAAGGAAGGTCAGTCTATCAACAATTTCAAGGTCAAACTTCGCAAGATTGGCATCTTTGCCAAGGCTTGCGTCTAAGGAGGTGTCAATATGGCTGTTACTGTTGACGTTACCGATGCCAAGGAACTTACCCTTGCCGTTAACAATGACAAGGATTCCCGTCGTTTCCTTGCTTCTTTCTTCAAGCCGCTCGATCACCAGACGCGCGACATCATGATTGACTTCGTCGAAGGCTCTCAGAAGCTCGCACCGTTTGTGCGTGATGGCGATTCTGCTACCGTCTCTCACCGTGGCGGCTACAAGTCCCGCTTTGTCCATGCTTATGGTATTGAACTCAAGCGTCCGACCCATGCATTTGACTGCCTCAAGCGTCTTGCTGGTGAAGCTCCGATTTATTCGGGAAAGGCGATGAGCCCGAGCGTGCGTGCTGCAGAACTTGCTGGCCGTGATCTCAAGGACCTCAAGAACCGTGTCTATCGCACTGTCGAAAAGATCATCTCTGATGGTTTCTTCGGCGGTAAGTTCGACATTACCGACAAGGATGGCAAGAAGATTGATTCCGTTGATCTCGGCCGTTCTTCTTCCCACGTGCTGACGAAAGAATGGGGCGCAAGCTACGACGGAATTTCCACTGACCTCGATGATATGGCAACCCTTATCAACGAAGATTCCGGCTTGACCGCGACGGACGTTATTCTTGGCAAGACCGCTCATGCTAAGATTCAGAAGAATACCAAGTTCATGAAAGATTTGGATACGAAGAATCTTGACGGTGTTCGTGCTGCCATGAACTTCAAGATGGAAGGCATTGGTGCCCGTCTTGTTGGCGTCATTGGCGGTCTGCGTGTTTGGCGCTACGACGAAGTTTTCAAGAATGCTGCTGGCGACAAGGTGTCTATCATTCCGGCTAACGGCGTGCTCATGCTCAGCGACGAAATGCAGGCTACCTTGCACCGTGGTATCGTTGGCGACAACGATATCGGCTGGTTTGAAGGCGAATTCGCTGCCGACACCTGGTACGAAAAGGACCCGTCTGTTCAGTGGTTGCGTCTGCGTTCTGCTCCGCTGCCGATTTGCGAACAGATTGATGCAACCTGTGTAGCGACTATCGCTTAAGGTTTGCCGATGTCTTTCAAGGATGACCTCATGCAAGACCTCAACGATTCGTTCTTTAACGAGAATGAATTTGGCGAGGTCGTTACCCTGATTCGCGGTGGCGCAAGTTACCAGATGAAGGGCTTGTTTGATACGCCGGGGTTGTCCAATGAAAGCGTTGATGAAGTATCGGTGATTGCCCACGAGCCGCGCCTGTTCGTGCGGTCTTCGGATCTCCCTGATTCGAAACCGCGCAAGGGCGACGTGTTTACGTTGGGCTCTACGCCGTTTCATCGTGCGATGAAACTTTCTGCTATTGATTTTGTGTTTGAAAAAGACGGGACTGTGGTCTACAAGCTGGAGGAATGCAAGTGAGTGTCGCGGTAAGGACTTTGAATTGTATCAAGGACTTTCGCCATGCTGTCGTGAATTCCTTGAAGGCTGCAGAGCTTCCTGGAATTGGCCGGAACGTTTCTGCTTCTCGCGAAATGAAGGCCTGGCCGGATGAGGAATCATTCATCATAGTCAATGTTCCTGACATTGATTTTGATGACAAGAACACCAGTCCCCGTTTTTATTTCTGTAAATCTGAACTACGCATCGACATTTATTCCCGCTGTTTTTTGAGTGGCGAAAACAATGTCGATGGCGTGGATTCGATTGCTGACTTGAATGATTTTCTTGACGACACCATGCACGCCGTCGCTGCGGTCATAGAGCCCTGTCCGTATTGGAAGGGGCCCTACAATGGACTTGTGAGCAGGTGTGTGTTGCGTTCTTACGTGAATAATCTTTCTGTGCGTTCGGATACTACTAGAGGTGCTGCGACGATTACTTTTGAAGTTTCGTTTACGGCCAAGATAGACAGGACTGCGGCGACTAAAGATTGGTTGCGTGCGAACAATACGATTCAAACTGGTAGTCAGTCGATTGATTTTACAACTGAGCTGAGACCTGGTAATCAGGCCGAAGCCGAAACGGCGGATAATTCCGCAGGGAACTAAGAAATGAGTATTTCTTTTGATACGATTCCTGCCGATAGTCTATACCCGATTTTCGCGACGGAATTTGGCGGCTCCATGTCCGCAAAGTCCGGCCCGATGCCGTGGAAAAATTTGATTATCGGCCAACCGCTTCGCTCCAAGATGAGCGAAAACGGCTCTCTTACCCTTATTACCAGCGATGAACAGGCTGATGCTTTGTTTGGTTCTGGCTCTCAGCTCGCCTTGATGATCAGGGCGTTCCGCAAGAATACGAAATCGAGCGAACTTTGGGCTCTCCCTGTGGCGGACGATTCGACTGCTGCTGCTGCTGCTACCGGAACGCTGACTTTCGAAATTGAAGGTGAAGAGGAAACTCCGGAACTTGCCGCCGGCGGCGCTGTTCGCCTGATGATTTCCGGACAGCCTTGCCCGGTGAATGTTTCTGCAGGTGATTCCGCCGCAGATGTTGCCACGAATGCTGCCGCGGCCATCAACGCGAAAACCAGTCTGCCTGTTACGGCTTCCGCTTCGAGCGGCATCGTGACGCTCACGGCAAAAAACAAAGGTGCATACGGCAACGGTATCGACGTTCGCTGGAACCACAACCAGGGTGAAGTTCTCCCGGATGGCTTGAGCGTGACCCTGTCTGCAATGGCAAACGGCGGCGCGGATCCGCTTTTCGAAGATGCCCATGTCAAAGAAACTTGTGCGGGCAACTGGTTCAACATGATTGTCATCGGTTCTGCCGACAATGACAACATCAACTACATCAAGGAAATGCTTGATGAACGCTGGACCGCGATTGTGCAGCAGACTGGCGTGATGTGTTTTAGTCTGAACGGTGGTGCCGAAGCCGATTTCACGGATAAGGCGAACGCTCTGAACTCCCAGGAAATCGTGCTTGCTGCGTTGCCGAAGTCTCCGACTTCCGGCGCGGAAAAGGCTTCTGCCTTGTTTGGTTGTGTCGCGCCGAAGGCTTTGAACGACCCGGCAAAACCTTTGCACAATTATTCTGTCGCTGGCGTTGTTGCGCCGCGTCGCGATGACCGCGAGGACTTTAACGGTAATGACAGGTTGCTCAAGTCGGGATGTGCTTTGATGGTCGCTGCGGAAGATGGCAGTGTGTTCACTAGCCGTATTGTAACGACCTACAAACGCAATGCACAGGGTGTCCAGGACAAGAGCTACATGCAGCTCGAAACTGTTCTGACTCTCAGCTATTTGCGCTGGGACTGGAACAACTATCTTGCTCTGAAGTACCCGCATGCAAAACTGGCTCCGGACGGAAGCAAGTTTGGTAAGGGCCAGCAGGTAATGACCCCGTCTCTCGGTAAGGCGGAACTCATCAAATGCTACAAGGTCTGGGAGGAGAAGGGCCTCGTTTACGACAGTGCTGGTTTTGCCGAAAATGTCGTCGTCGAGCTTGATCCTGAGAATGAATATGCGATGAATTTCTTGATTCCGGCACACCTGATCAAGCAGTTCTTTATTTCGAAATCCAAAATTGTTCATGACTAAGGAGGATTACGATGGACGAAATTGAAGTTGTCGGCGGAGAGTACGAATTCAAGATAAATGGTTTCGTTTATAACTTGAAGGGACATCCAAACATTGAATATGGTGGCAAGCATTATGAACCGATTGTCGGTCCTGGCGGAGTTGTCGTCGGTTACAAGTGCGTGGGTGAAAGCCCGAGCAAGATATCTGTCACCTTGACTGATACGAGCGACCTTGACATTGTTACGCTCCAGCAAATCAAGAACGCTACAATCACGCTCAAGAAACCGAACGGCAAGACTTTCGTTATGACCGGTGCTAGTTGCAGCGCTGCCGTTACTGAGTCTTGTGAAGAAGGCGAGGTCAGTTGCGAATTCTCCGGCAAGCCGGCCGATGATCAAAAATCGTAGGCTAGTGTCCTTGTCTACGACTTCCGCACTTCCGGTTGAAGCGGCTCGGTCCAGCGTGATTGCTTGGGCCCGCCGTCCGGGGTCAGCACCTGGATGCGGCTTATTTTAACATCTATCACAATCCATTAAAGGAGTAAAAATATGGAATACAAACTGATTAAGCCGATTACCAAAGCGAATGGCGAACAGATTGAAAGCGTCACCGTAAAGGAATCCTTTGTCGGCAAAGACCTCAAGGATATTGGCAACGCAAATACAAAGGGAGAAGGCGACGCACTGATTGCGCTTGTCGTGTGTGCTACCGGGCAGAGTACGTCCGTGGTACTCAATATGGACGCGCGTGACGTGAAGGCTGTCGGCGATCTTGCCCGCCCTTTCTTGGCAGGTGGAGAAAGTTAGGAGTAGGATTTGATGAAAATGGCCGTTGGAAAGATTCTTGCTTTGACGATGGATTTACGTCGATTGCAGGTGTGTTTCATTGGCCGTATAATCAAATAATGGCTCTTAATGCTGAAGAGTTTGAATTTAGCCTCAAAGCGGCTTTAAAATACGTAAAATGGACAAGTCCGAAAAAGTGACCCTTTCTGGGTCGCTTTTTAGTCTAAATTGGAGTAATTATCAACATGATTTTTTGCAATTTGGATAAAAAATGACGTTGATTTAAAGTATATTATAGGTATGGAAAAATGGAATGACATTGATTTTAGGTTCGTCCCCGAGTCTGTTGTTTTGGGGATGGCTCTTCCGTTTTTCCTGTTCTGGTTAGGAATTATTATATCTGCATTTTGGGGCGGCGTTATTACAAAATTGGGATGCCTAGTGCCTTTTTATGCATATATGGTTCTTTTGAATTTGTATTTGGATGATTCGTCTGATTTTAATACAAGCGAGGATGGAAGAAAAAAAGGAAAATCGGTTTCTTCGTTTTGGACAATTTCTTATGTTTTTTCTTTTTTATCGTCTATCGTTTTTGCCTTTTGTGTTGGCCGTGAATCGGTTTTTTACGTGCAATCTTGTGTTGCTCTTGTAAATATTTTTGTTTCGGTGCCCATTCTTGTACTGTTTTGCAGTGATCATGAATCTAGGTATGCAGGCCCATTCTTATATTAAAAAGATGTTCCTTAAATGATCGATAGTCTTTGGCCATGGTTTATATTTGAACCATGGCTAGTTTGTTGGTTGATATTGGTTTTAAGGATGTTTATGGTACTCTAAACGATGTTTTGGGTAGTGTAAAAAAATTGAATGGCGGTATTAAAGACGTTGTTTCAGGAACCAAGGAATTGAACAAACAGCTTTCGATGGCTGAGAAAAGCAACAAGCTTTTCAAGGACGTCCAGAAGCTAGCTTCGTATTCTACGATTATTGGCAATTTTTCTAATGGAATAAAGTCGATAGTTAATTTTGGCAAAAGAGGGTATGAGGGCTTAAAAAATTTAGCGTTTGAAGGCGATAGGATTTTCAAGACGTCGAAACTTGTTGGAATGTCTGTTCGTGAATATCAGGCATTTGCTAGCGCGGCAAAGCATTCTGGAATGCAAATTGGTGAAATGGATAGTGCCTTGCGCAAGTTTAACGTAAATCTTGGAAAAGCTAGGTTAGGAGACAAAGCTGCATCTAAGATGTTTGATTCTCTTCTTCCGAAGGGAATGAAAATTTCTGATTTAAAAAATCAGGGAGAGCTGATTTCTACTATTGCGGATAGCTACTCTAAACTTGGAAATGCTGCGCAAAAGGCCTTTGTCGTTCAAGAACTCTTTGGCAGGGGAGGTGCAAAAATTGGCACGCTTCTTGAAGATGGCGGGCAGGGGGTGAAAAAACTGCTTGGCGATTACAATGCCAGCGGTGCTGGATATTCTGAAAAAGGAGCGATTCTTGCTCAGGAATTTAATGATGAGCTGCAAAAAACTGGAGAGTTGTTGAATCAATTTAAAATCTCGGTTTCTGAGGATCTGTTTCCGACATTTATTGATTTTTTTAGAACTATACAGTCGTATGTGAAAGATAATGGCTCTGATTTAAAAGCTTCTATTGGCGAAGCTGTTTCAGCTATAACAAACTTTGCAAAAGATATACTTCCGAAAATACCTGGTTATCTTGATTCTGTAAAGAAAATTGTCGATTATATTGGCCCTAAAACAGTGCTTATAGGTGGTGTTTTTCTTGCTGTACTTCCTGCAATTTCGCAAATTGCGATAGGGTTAAAGGGGCTTTTGTCGTTTCTTAGTCCTATTTTGAAAATTGCTTTTTCTATATCAAGGGTGTTTTGGCCTCTTTTAGAAGGTTTTAAGGTTGCTGCTGCTGTTTTGGGTGGAGGAACGTTTGTTGCTACTTTTGGCGGAATACTGATACTTCTTGTTGAAATCGGTATGATTGTAAAGCAGATTTATGATAATTGGGATATGCTCTGGTCTTTCATAAAAGACGATGTTTGGGGCGGTTTTAAAAACATGATTTCTGATTTTGCTTTAAAAGTTGGTGATTTTTGTTCTAGTGCCGCAGATAAGTTTTTAGGATTGTTCCATGGATTGGGTGATGTTCTTTTGGGTATAGGCGAGTCTGTATCCGATTTTTGCGATGGTGCTATAAACAAAATTTTCGGATTCGTTCAAAAAATCAGGGATGCCTTTAATGGAATTTTTGGAAGCTTCCCGGATAAAATCAAAAGTTTTTTTGGCGTGCAGGACCCTTTGCCTCAATCAGCTGATAGTTCCGGTTCGTCGCTCGGTGCTACCGTTGCCAGGTCTATTAGCGAATCCCACACAACGACCACCAACCGCTTTGCCGTAGACTTCAAGAATATGCCTCGCGGTGTCCAGGTGACTCCGCCTGAACAGGGCGATTTTGACTGGTCGCGTGGCTATGTGCTGGGAGGTGTCTGATGGCTTGGCGTAACGAATATGCGGATTCTCTTCACAAAGTCCTCATTGATACTCCTAGTGGTACCATTGAGTGTGTCGGCGGTTCTTATGCCGGTATTTCTTTTTTCGTAGCTTCGTCCGAAAAGACCGGCGGCCGTGTGATCATCACGAAGGCTATTCCGTTTTCGGATAAGCATGTGAACGAGGACGGCGGCAAGAAGGTTAGTTCGTTCTCTTTCTCGATATTCCTGCTCGGTGTCGATGTTGAAAGCAAGCGCGAGGCGCTTGAAGATGTTTTCAACAAGGAAGGCTATTTTGAATTAGTTCATCCGCAATACGGCCGATTTAATGCCAGGTGCTCTGAATATACAGTGCCATACAAGAGCGAGACGCAGGAATACATTGAGATTTCAGTGACGTTTATTCCGGAGCAGGACCCGAAGGAAACTGCAAACAGCGTAGAAGATTTGGGCGGATTGGTTTTAACCAAGTCAAATGCTGTTTTGGATTCGTCTAATTCTAATTTCAAGAATAGTTTTAGCATAGTTGGGAAGGCCCGTTCCATAGTTAATTCGGTTGCTGGTTTCTCGTCGAATCTGCTTGACACAATCGAAAGCGCGCGTGCATCGGTTCGCAGTGTTTCTGAGTTTGTCAATACAATTTCGCGTATTAAAGCGAATATTGAGCTTGCGATGATGTCGCCGGCTGATTTTTCGAGCCGGTTACAGCAGCTGTTGACTCAAACAAAAGAAGTTTTCGGATTGGGGTCGAACGATTATGTTCGGGAAAGTCTTTCGATGGTCGACTATGCCGCCGCAAAGCGCCGTTCAACTCCTTTTGCTTCGGCAGACGATTTGATTGGTTATATAAACAGGCTTATTCTCATGAGTGCTGCGGCGATGGCGGTGCGCTCTATTGTCGATTGCCGGTTTGATAGTGCTGAAGAAGCTCGTGAAATGCAAGATGCTGTCTGTGCGTCATTTGGTGCTGCTGCGGAAACCGTTGATTCGATTGACGATTACGCTGATCTTATGGATATGCAGGCTGCCGCGCTCAAATATCTTAGAAACGAGATGTCTAACATAGCCGAGGTTGTGGAATATCCGATGAATGGTACGCGGGATATTCTTTCGGCGTGCTTTGACTGTTATGGTAACCTGGAACGCGTTGACGATATCATTGAACGCAACGATATCTGCGACCCGCTTATCATTACGCCGCGTAACTTGAGGGTGCTTTCTAAATGATCGAAGTTTTCACGAACGGCAGAAAGTTTTCCAGCTGGACCGAAGCGCGAGTCTCGCGGTCGCTCGATAGGATTGCCGCGACTTTCTCGCTCACGCTGGTCGCGCGTTCCAGTGACGGCGACCGCGTCCGCCTTTTCCCTGGGGACTCCGTGACAGTGTCTGTCGATGGTGTGAAGGTTATCAACGGCTACGTCGACGACCTCAAGGCAAGTTTTGCTTCGGGCAGTCATGCGGTTAGCGTTACGGGATCCGAGAAAACGGCCGATATCGCCGACTGCAGTATCGAAAGTCCGCTCGAATGGAAAGACAAGACGATGTCGGAGATCGTTGACAGTATCTGCAAGTCTTTCGGGCTTAAGTTCTCGAACAAGATGGGCGTGGATGTCGGGAAAGCGTTTCCGCGTTTTGCAGTGGAGCCTGGAGCGAAGGCGCTTGATACTATCGCGAAGCTATGCAAGGAACGCGGGATTTTACCGTGCTCCGACGGGCTTGGCGGTGTTTACCTGCTGAAACCCGAGTCATGTGCGCGTGGACCCGCTTTAAAGCAGGGTGAGAACCTGCTTTCTGCCAGCGTTGAATTCTCGCTCGTAGACCGTTTTTCGAAATATTCTGTTTACGGGACGGGCCGCAAGAAGGTTGTCGGCGAGGCATACGATGCCGATGTGGTCCGTACTCGCCCGATAATCATTGTGGACTCGAATTCCGTAGACAAGGAACAGGTGCAGGCCCGAGCGGATTGGGAGTGTAAGGTCCGCAAGGCAAAATCGATGAAGTTCAGCGTAAGTGTGAGCGGCTGGTCGCATTCCGGCGGGTTGTGGACTCCCGGCGTTATCTGCTCTCTTTTTGCCCCGGAGGCGTTTGTCGAGACTCCTGTCGATCTTCTCGTGTCGTCAGTTGAGTATTCCTGGAGTTCTTCTGGCTCCGTTGCGAACTTGACGCTGGTCTCTCCAGACGTTTACGCGCCGCAGCCTGAATCCAAGAAAAAAAAGGCAAAAAAGGGCGTGAAGTCTGATCCGTGGGCTTCCGTAAAGAAGGCGGTGAGTGGCAAATGAATTTTGGTAACGTCCTGGAACCTATTTTAAGCCGCCTGCGCCTGATTGTAGGCCGCTGCACTATTATCGCCAGCAAGTATGTGTCTGGCGAGTTGGAGACCGACGTGGAGCTCATTGCGGGCGAAAAACGGCGCGGTGTAGAGTATGTCCAGCAATACGGCTTTTCAAGCCGCCCTAAAGGAGAGGTAGACGGCATTGCATTGTTTATCGGCGGTTCCCGCGAGAACGGCGTTGTCGTAGCTACGCACAGTGACTTTCCGGAAAAGCTTGATGAGGGCGAAGTTGCGGTCCATTCGCCTTTTGGCCAATATATATGGCTTAAAAAGGATGGTTCGATTGTCGCGAAGCCTACTAACGGGAAATCCTTCCTGGTCGACGGTGCACTCGATGTTAGAGGTCATGTTTTTGCTACTGATGAGGTGGCCGCAAAGTGCGTCGATGCGGACGGCACGTTTGTTAATGCCGCGGCCTACAACTTGAGCTCGCACACTCACGGAACGGCAACTGGACCGACTTCTCCTCCCGTTCCTGGGTCATAAAAAAAGATGTTCCAAAAACGGCCTTAATATATTATAGGTCGTTTATTTTTGTGATGTGAGCGACTTGGCTTTACATCGCAGAGAAGATGGCTGTTTCGACCTTGATTTTAGCGAGGCCGACCATGATTTGCTTACTACCGACAGTCTTGAAAACGTCGTCATCATATCTATCGGCACCTATGCGCGCGAGCGCAACCTTGACAAGGTGGCGAACCTTTCGCCAGTTGTCGGCGGATGGTGGGGCGATGCGCTCGATGAAAAGGGAACGCTCGGCGGTTATCTGTACGAAGCGTTTCCCGGAAAACTGACTGACGGTACTGCCCGTCAGGTCGAAACTCTTGTCGACGAGGCTTTGCGATGGATGGTGAAAGACGGTGTGGCTAAATCAGTAAAGTGCAGTGCAGAAATTGTCGGCAATGAAGTGATGTCTATTACAATCACGATAGAACGTCCTGACGGCGAGAGCGTTGCAATGCTTTACGAAATCAAGTGGAAGGCTACAGATGGAATTTAAAAGTTTACAGGACCTTGTACGTATTGCCGAGAATGCGTTGGCTGTCCAGTTTTACGGTCAGTCCAGCTCTTTACGCAAGGGGGTGTTGAAGGTCCTTGCGCATGTACTCGGTGCGATGCTTTACATGATGACGTTGATTGCGAAGCGAATCTGGAAAAATAGGTTCGTTACCACTTGCGATGTTTCTGCGCTTGACGGCTTCGGTGCAGAATATGGAATTTCGCACAAGGCTCCAGTCTGCGCGTCTGGAAAGGCCGAGTTTACGCTTACCGACGGCACGGAGTCTGTCGATATTGAACAGGGGATTGCGCTTATAGACCCAGTGACGAAAAAAGAATACGAGGTAATTACGACCACTACCGTGTCGGCCTCGAACCGTTTTGTTCCTGTCGCCGCAATCTATTACGGCGCGGATTCCGACGTGCCTGCCGGTGCGGTCCTTGAGTTTCGTGACTCCGATGTGGAAGGCGTAGAGTCTATCGAGTCTGCCGGTATTGTCGGCGGTAAATTGGAAAACGTCGAAGTCGACGGTGAAGTCCAGGTGTGGGGCGAACTTGCCGAAGAATATCGTGCAAGGCTCATTAACCGAATTCAGAACCCTCCGCATGGTGGTGCCGCAAATGACTACTGGCAGTGGGCCATGAGCTTCGCGTTTGTTACCGATGCGTATGTTTTTGCTAACAATCCGAACTCAAATTCCGTAACAATCGCCTTGGCAAACTATTCAGCGAACGACTTGAGCGTGAGTGTTGACCAGGCTTCCGAGGTTTCTGACTACATCAACGACGACTCGCGCAGGCCTATTACTGCAGATGTCCGTGTAATCGGCGTTACGGCTGTAAGGGTTGGCGTATCTGCGCGTCTTGACCCTATGAACGCATCGGTGAAAGAAAGTGTTATTACGTCTATCAAGCAGTATCTTCGCGGCATTGGTCCTGGAAAAACTGTCGACTTGGCGCAAATGTCTGTTGATATTCAGTCAAACTCGACTGCGACTCGCTTTTCGATTACGTCTGCGACAAAAAATGGGCATTCCGTTAATTCGCTCGAATTTGTTGTTGATACGTCCGATGCGGATTCTTCGAACTGGATTGCTGAAATCGCGAAAGTTGGCGATTCCGATATTGTCCTTGAAAATTGGGGTGGTTGATGCAAACTTGGCAACTTCCAAAGAGGACTGAAGAAGATTTTCGCCACGCGCAGATTGGGCTGATGCCGCGTGGTTTTGCTTGGTTCCTGGGTAAGATGGGGAACTGGTGGAAGCTGTTTTCTGCATTTTCTAGCGTCTTTTCTGCCGTCTATCAGATGTTATGCGACCTTGTCCTTGAGATGTCGCCGTATACGACGACATCTTTGACGGATTGGGAACGTGAACTAGGTCTCCCGAAAAAGGGACTTGCGTTCGATACCGACGAATTGCGTAAAAGCGAAATCGTGCGTATATCACGAAAGATGGGTGGTTGCTCAAAGGACTACATTAAGTCCGTTGCAAGTTTGTTTGGTCTTGAGGTTAATGTTCTCGAATACTGGAAAGAGGATGAACGCAGTGCGTTTGACGGAGTGGATTTTGGCGGCCAGGACCCGAAATTTTACGTAATCGTGCGATCCGATGTCGGAGTGATAAATCTTACCTACGCCAGGTGTAGTGGTGGTTATAGTGCAGAAGACGAGCTTGCTTGCGACTGCAATTCGAGGCTGATGGATTTCGGTGATTCTAATTACGAGGCCGTACTTACCAGTGTAAGTCCGGCACACGTAAAAATGCTTTTTGTCTATGGAGGTTCGTGATGCAACGAATTTCGACTGAAACTGATGGTGTATTCAAGAATGGCGTTCCTGGCGTGCAGCGCGGTACAAAGTTCAACGCGGAATGGTGTAACGCAGTCCAGGAAGAAATTGCCCAGTTCATTGAAATGGCTGGACTTACGCTGAATGGAAGCGATCCGCACCAGCTTCATGATGCCTTGCTGGCAATCTTTATGGCCGGTATTCAGGTTGGTGGAAGCGGTATAAGTATTTCGGGCGAGGGTGCCGCAGCAACTATTACCAATAGCAGCATCCGTTTTCAAGGTGATGGGGTTGATGTTAAGCTTGCGGCGAATGGACTTACTCTTAATGGTGTGCTTGTCAAGGAAATAACTGTTTCCGGCGTGGCGACGCTCAATATAAGCGAAACGGTTGAACTGGTCAAGAACCTTATCGTCGATGGAAATTCGATACTTCGTGGCGATGCTAGGGTTGACGGTGATCTGACCGTAAATGGCAATTTGACCCTCGAACATGAACTAAATGCCAACCTGCGGGGACGTGTTACAGGAAATACTGATGGCACGCATTATGGCGACGTGCACACCAATCACTTAATGGCGCAGACGAGCGGAGGCCCTATTGCTGTTGATTCGGAAACGATCCATTCCAAACAGCCGCATTTCCAGAAGGGATTTGTTAGTTCTCTAATAGAGCTCCCGTCTGGTGGCTACAGTTCGATTCTTGTTGATGATGTTCGTTACACGGGACTGCCTGACGGATCCCACGTTACAGCGATCAATAGTACTAACGTAATTTCGGGAATCGCTGTTTCGGCTAGTTCGTTTATCGCTGTTAATGTTGGTGCTGGTGTTGAACTTGCTAAGCGTGGGACATCTTGGTATCCCACGTGTCCCAATGTTGAGCTTCGAAGCAGGTAGCCAATGACTAACCGCGACGAGCTTGCGCAAGACCTCCTGGAATGTTTCGAGGACTTCCAGGTAAACGCCCCACAACCGGGCGGTTCTACTGCTGCAAACAAGTACGTTGCGGACAAGCTTGCTGACGCCATTGCCGACGGGATAGACCGCGGTGCCGGACGCGCCTGGAAAGGCAAGGCGACGGTCGAACAGCTGAACGCTATTCCCCGGGAAGACCGACACGGCGGAGATATGTGGCTGTGTACGGATGGCGGTACTCTCAATGGTCAGACGCCGATAACGGTTGCACCGAATACGGTCGTTATCTGGGATGGCGATTCCTGGTCAGAATTTATCCATGTGGACCTCTCCGCCTATGCGACCAAGGCCGAGACGGTCACGATGGTGTCGGTGGAGGCGTCTTTGCGTTCGGCTGGCGATGCCGCTCTGCAGAGCTCTATCGATGACCATGCATCCAGGACGGACAATCCGCATCATGTTACGGCGGCGCAAGTCGGCGCTGCTACACCAAACGATTTACTCCGCATGAAATATGCGGCGACAAATACCCTGCGATTCTACCGTGGGGTCTTGGCAAGTTAAACAGGAGTTGGACTATGGCTCAACACAATCTATCGAAAATAGTAGATGACAGCGGCGACGAGTACCTTATCAAGGCAAAGGGTCTTGAGAGCCAGGTCCAGATCGCCCTCTCGGGTGACGTCACGGGTTCGGCAACCACCGACCTGTCCGGCGACGTCACAATCTCGTCCACCATCGCCAACGGGGCGGTCACTACCTCCAAGATTGGAGATTCCCAAGTCACGACGGCAAAGATTAACGACAAGGCCGTCACGCTTGACAAGATTGCGGATGCCGCAAAGGGCGGGGCCGTGTCCGACAACGACGGCGTGCTTGCGACGCACAGTGCCGTCAAGAGCTACGTTGACGCACAGATTTCGGGGCAAGGCCATTACCTCGGCAAGCAGACCGTCGCGACCATCAACACGTGGACGGCTGACAACCTCAACAACGGCGACCGCGTGATATGCGATGACAGCGGAACCGTTACCCTCGGCAACATCGCCGTAAGGGCCGGGGAAGACCTTATTTTCTGGAAAACGGGATCGGGCAACACGCAGACGGCCATTTGGCAAAGCATGGACGGTGAGTTCAAGCTCAAGCAGACCGCCAAGACCGACCCGACCGCAAGCGGTACTACACTGACCGCCATCGCTACAATCTCGCAGGACGCAAACGGCGAAATCACCGCCACGAAGAAAACCATCCAAGACGGTACGACATCGCAGAAGGGTGTCGTCCAGTTGACAGATTCGCACACGAGCACGAGCACAACGACGGCTGCCACTCCGAAGAACGTCAAGGAGGCGTACGATCTCGCTGCGGGCAAACAAGACCCCATCACATTTGACGGGACGTACAATGCATCCACCAACAAGGCCGCAACGGTATCTAGTGTTACGAGTCGTATTCAGGCCTTGGATGCCACCGTCACTAGCTCGGACGGCAGCAACGTACAGGTCAAGGTAACGGAAACGGACGGCAAGATTACCGCCGTCAACATTACCACGGACAACACCGCAACCAAGGTCGCAAGCGCCACGGCGGGGAACTTTGCGGGGCTTGACTCCAACGGCGACCTGACCGACTCGGGTTCCAAGGCATCCGATTTCGCTACGGCAGCGCAGGGCGGCAAGGCCGACTCCGCAATCCAGGGCGTGAAACTGAACGGGGCGTCCTCCGCTCTCACTCCCGACAGCAACAAGGTCGTTACCATCCCCGACGCCATCGCCACGGGAACCACGGGAGCGACGAACGGCCTCATGACCGCCGCCGACAAGCAGAAGTTGAACGGCATCTCCACGGGCGCCAACAAGGTGCAGAGTTCCACGACGAACGGGAACATCAAGATTGACGGTACGGAAACGACCGTCTACACGCACCCGAGCACCACGGCGGCAGATGCCGCAGCGGTCAAGGTTGGCAAGGATGCCCTCGGTCACGTAGTCATCGGTGACGCTCTCGTTAAGGGCGATGTGGGCCTCGGCAACGTGGACAACACGGCAGACGCGGACAAGGAAGTCCTCTCGGCCACAAAACTCAAGACCGCAAGGAACATTGACGGCGTGTCCTTTAACGGCACGGCCAATATACACCATTTCGGTTCTTGCTCCACGGCTGCGGGAACCGCCGCAAAGACGGTCACGCTTGACGACTCCATGACCTTCACGCTTGAGAAGGGCGCATCCGTGTTCGTGAAATTCACGAACTCCAACAGCGTAGCGAGCCCGACACTTGCCGTGAACGGCACCACGGCGAAGGCCATCATGAGGTACGGCACAACCGCTCCAAGCACGAGCGCAAAGTCGTCGTGGCAGGCGGGGTCGGTCGTACACCTCGTATACGACGGTGCGGCATGGCAAATGGTGGGCTGGCTCAACGACGACAGCACCTACACGAACGCTTCGCTCGGGCAGGGCTACGGCACGTGCTCCACGGCAGAGGCCACGGCGGCGAAGGCCGTCACGCTCTCTGGCTACAGCATCGCGGCTGGCGGTATCGTGGCCGTCAAGTTCACCTATGGCTTGTGCGCATCCGCGACGATGAACGTGAACAGCAAGGGAGCCAAGGCCATCGTCATCGACGGGGCCGCAGTCACGGTCACCACCGCCAAGAGGGTGCAGGCAGGGGACATCGCCTACTTCATTTACGACGCCGCGTGGAACAGCGACGCAGGGGGCTACCACTTCCTCGGCACGGACCACGCGGAGCGCAAGTTCGACATCAACTACCGTTCCAGCGATAACGCGCTGGTGTTCACCAAGGCATTCGGGACAACGACGTAATGGCAGAGCATGAACTGAACAAGATTGTGGACGATGGCGGGGAGGTGTTCAACCTCCGCGACAACACAAAACAGCCGACAGCCGATAGGGTGACGAGCTGGTCTTCTACCACGTCCGACACGAAGTACCCGTCCGAGAAACTTGTCAAGACGAGCTTGGATGGGAAAGAGGATAAAAGCAACAAAGTTTCGTCTTGGAGTTCTACAACAAATAATACACGCTATCCCAGCGAAAAGCTCGTAAAAGATTATGTGGATGGGAAGTCGTGGCTTAAGAATACAAACAATTCCGGGTTCCAAAACTACAACGCTTACTATCAATGTATCTCCGCACAGACACAAGACTTTAGCGGGATTGTAAAGCTGTACGATGTGACAGAATTTTTTGATGGGACAATCGTTAATCAACACGAACGTAGCGTTTTCTTCGGTGACGTTTCGTTGATTCGTGATGAGGGAGTACCACGTTGCAAGTACGCTCGTGTGTGCGCGATGATTGGTTGGAACTCTGAAGACTCAAATATCATTCTGCAAAGTGACGATGACAACGCATACCCATTATTGGTAAAAGAAGATTTTGATAGACTGACTCCATCGAGTGAGATAGGAGCGTATGTAATTTCCAATGGAACTGCCACCTTGGATACTTCCGTCACCAGGTCTAGGTATTTCACTGTTGATTGTTCTTCGTATAGCAGAATGTTTATCAACGCCGGTTTTTACAGTCCTAGTTCGTACGGATTGAGTAGCATTAAGGCTTATATCTTTGTCAATGACTCGAATGTTGTTCTTGGAAATGCTGATGGAACTAATTTTGATGGATACGTAGACGTCCCTAGTGGTGCCACGAAATTGTATCTCCATACGAATAAAGGATATAGTCAAGTTTCAGTAGGCCCTGTAACCAATTCTCCTCGGTACTTCCTTGCAATGAGATATGTTGCAGGATGGCCCGCAGGAACTATTGAATATTTCGGTAGATTCTACACGAGGACTACTGATAGTGCATCCTATAGTGCTAGACCTCTACTACTGACATACGTTCAAAACCTAGCTCCGACTGGAACAATATATATCCCTAGTGGATACGTGGTTGTAAAATCTGCAAAATACGTTACTCATTCTGCCGTTTCCGACAAACTTGCAACAGCACGCAAACTGAAGACGAAGCTGAACAGCACGACAGATGTCACCTTTGACGGAAGTGCTGACCAAGTGAACATCCCAGTCACGGGAACCCTGCCCGTCGGCAATGGCGGTACGGGCAAGACTTCGGTAACAGCCAACAGCTACCTGAAGGGCAACGGGACGGGTGCCCTCGTTGAGCGCACCTATGCGGAGGTTCGTACAGACCTCGGTATTTCTGCAGGCGCAAACAAGGTTGAAGCGTCCACCACGAACGGCAAAATCAAGATTGACGGCACCGACACCACCGTCTACACGCATCCGACAAACGGGGCGAACACATCCAAGGGTGACACCACGAACCAGACCCCGAGTTTCGGTCATACGTTCAAGGCGCTCTCCGCTAACGTTGACTCGCAGGGGCACACCACGGCTCTTGCCGAACACACCGTTACAATCCCAAACACGGTTGTGACGGGAGGCAATTCGGGCGAGGCTGGGTTGATGTCGCCGGCAGACAAGGACAAGGTTGATGCCCTAGGTACCGCATCCACGAAGTACGTGCCAACAAGCGGCAACGCCTCGTCCTCGCAGGTCGTGATGGGCAACGACTCCCGTCTTACCGATTCAAGGACGCCCAAGTCACACACGCACGGCAACATCCAGAACGGCGGCACGTTGCAGACTAATGACGTAGCCATCGCCAACGGTGACAAGATGGTCATAACGGATGCGAGAGACTCCGACAAGGTCGCTCGTTCTTCCGTCACGTTTGACGGTTCCACGACATCCAAGGCGCTCACTCCGAAAGGAACCTTCGAGACATTCCTTCAGTCGCATCAGGACATAAGCGGAAAGGTGAGCAAGACGGGCGACACGATGACGGGCGCCCTCACCATCTCAAATAATTCGGGAACGGGCGTTGAAGTTGTCCACGGCAACAGCAACATCAACACTGAACTGAGAGCGACAAGAAGCGATACGGGCGTGTCCATGTGGACGGGTATCGGAAGCGGTGGCGAACGCCACGGTTTATACTCTTACCCTGCCTCAAGCGGTCCGAACGGTGACGGATGGGTGACGGTCACCGAGGCCAACGGGCTGAGTTCCTTCAAGGGAAAGTGCGACGGCTACTACGGGGTATATTTCGGGGCGAGCTCTACTTTGAGGGCGAAGAAGCGTCTGCTCCTCGGATACACGAACGAACAGGCCTCGCAGTACGAACGAGTCCATGCAAGCGCAATAATTGACGTCAGGATGCAGAGCGGGTCCGGCAGTCCGGGCATAACGATGTTGCTCACCATTTCGGCCCGTGGAACAAGTTTCTTCATCACTAGACTGCATGTTCTATCGCACAGCGGATGGGACCCGAGCAACTTCTGCCCGTTCCTCGTGAACTTCAACAACAACAACAAGACGGCAATCTGTCTGGCACTCGCAACTAGCAAGTCCTCGACAACGCTCAAGGAGTTCGGTTACACGGACGTCAAGGTTCTTCCCATCAACGACTGCACGGGCTTCTCCTGGGAGTTCGCCGCTGACGATGTCGAGTTCAATTCGTCCTACATGTTCATGTTCAAGCCGTACTCGTGTCCGGCCTCGGTGATCGGGACGGCGGTAGGCGACAGCAACACCCCGGTAAACATTGACAGCTCGGGCAACTTCTCCACGGTGGACACGGTCAAGAACTCGCTCAAGTGGAACGGTTATGAACTAGTGATAGGACAGGCCCCGACAACCCCTGCCGACAACACGATATACATATTCTAGGAAGGTGTACGATGGCTCTTGAGATGAACGGAAACAAGATGGTGCCGATGGCGAAGGACTCGCTAGGTGCCATTTCCGTCATCTGCATGAGGAAGGCCGCACCTAGCGTAGGTTTCCAGTGGTACACCCATTACAAGGGTGATGTTGCTGGTACGGTGAACACCGTGTCAACCTTCAAGGAAGTGTTCCCCAACCAATACAATGACGGGTACGAGGTCATCCGAGCCAACCCGAGGACGGAATCGCTCGTCCCAGTCGGAAACATCGGAACACTTCTGCACACCCCGTCACTGACCAACAGACCGAGTGCGGGGCACATCAACGGCACGGGAAACATCCGGGCAGACAACGCTGAATACTCCAACGGGCTGTTCACTCCAAAGACGAGCGGCATCAACAACTCGTACAAGTTGATGCGGTACACCACGAACAGCGAGGTGACTTGGCCAAGCAGCAACTACTACAGACTGAACGTCGAGAACTCGTTTTACCAGAGTAGCAACCCGTACAAGTTCAGCGCATACGCCTACTATCTGCTCAACGTGTACAACATGCCGCTTGCCCTTGACAGCAACACGTTCCTGTGGAAAATCTACAGCTCGTACAAGGTCGGAAGTACGGCCATGTACGGCGAGAACGACTGCACGCAGGAAGTGACAACGCACAAGGTGATAGACGGCGTCGGATACCAGACTTGGCTTGTCAAGTCAAAGAACACCAACAACTACCTGCTCAAGCAAGACAACCCGTATCAGTCATCGTTCGCAGACTTCCTGTACAACCTGGCATGGATAGACTTGCCACGGCTGAGGATTAACACGACGACAAACCAGGGATGGTTCCAGGTGGCTAGTGTCGGCATGGAATTTTGGTGCTATCAGCACCCATAACACAAAGTTTTTAACAGAGAGGATAAAAAAAATGGCACAACACGTCACCACACTTGCGGAAGTCCGAGAAAAGTAACAAAAATAAAGGGGAATGGAGTATGATCGATATTACTGGTTTTGATGCGGTGGCTGTAGGGGCCTTTGTTGGGTCGCTTATAAAGGCTTTTATGTCTGATAGCAAAGCTGCCAAGGCGGAAAGTAAGGCTTCTGCCATAGAAGAGGCGCGTGCCGCCACAAAAATTGAACGTGATCGGGAATTCCAGGAAATAAAGACGGAAGTGGCCGTCCTGAAAGCTCAAAACAAGGATATGGTCAAGCGTCTTGATGATGGAAGCAAGGAATTCAAAGATTTGGCGGCTCAAGGCGCGACGACAAACAATTTGCTGAGGGAAATCAAGGGGGCTCTCATGAATAAGGGCTTTGTATTCAGTGATTCAACTGTTCAGCGGCATTCCGGGCATACTCCGGAAAATGAGCCAATGTAATATGTGGGTGATGTTGGCTTTTGCTGTTGTTGGTTTCATTATAACGGAGGTTATTGACGATGAGTAGCAAGTTGAAGGTTCTGTCGGTCGATATGTTGACCTCTCTCGATGTTGACCCGTTCAAACTTAATGGTGATGACCTATATAAGTTCAAGCGCCGTTTCGCCATGAAGGTGGTGACAAACAGGGGAACTTTCCTGTGGGAGGTTCAACCCGCTTACATTTCCAACTGCGGTTCCATACCGTGGCTAGCGCAAAAGATTTTGCGCGTGAAGTCTTATGACTTGAATAACGTGCTGCAGAATGCGGCGTACTTCTTCCATGACGACTTGTACCAGAAAAAAGGGTATAACCTGCTTTCCCGTGATGACTCGGACGCGATGTGTCGCGGAATACTCCGCATATCCGGATATTCTCGATGGCAGGCCGGCAACATCGATTTCTTCCTGTTTCTCGGTGCGTGGGGCCACTGGGGAAATAACGAGTACGGCAATGCGGATTCCATGAGCAGTCTTACAAAAATTGCTTAAATGGGGGAGGCTGAATGAAGCTTGATTTCTTTACATTTGACGAACTTGTGCGCACGTCGCAAAAGGTCGACAATATTCCGAATTGGGAACAGGTTGAAAACCTTTTCCAGCTTCGAGTTTTCCTGAACACGGTGCGGCATTTCTTTGGCAAGGCGATCCGCGTGAATAGCGCGTTCCGTTCTCCGGAGCTGAATGCGGCCGTGGGCGGCTCGAAAACATCGATGCACGTGCATGGCCTTGCTGCGGACATTTGCGCGTTTTCCGGAACCGAGGCTGACAATCGGCAGCTGTTGCGCATTCTGGAATCGCTGCAGCCTGGAATTGACCAGCTCATAAGCTACCACAAGACGGCTGGCAACGTAAACACGCCGATCCGTTTCATCCACGTCGGACTTTCCAAGTGGCCGGAATCCCCGAGGGGCCAGCGTCTTGTAAAGTAATTAATTTGGTGTTCATATTTGTTGTGTAACAAGCCCGGGCGTTTACGCGCTCGGGCTTTCCGTTTGCCAAAACTAAATTTTAACCAATTTTCCAAAAATGCCATTTGGCTTTGATCTTCTTTTAGGTTTGTGAATGACCGCCGGGAAACTCCTGGCGGTTTTTCATTTTGCCAAAAAGGAGATTCTCAATGGCTACTTACAATGACAACGATTACGCCAGCAAGGGCGTGGGCACTGCCGGCCTCACTCTCGGCATCATCGGTACGTCTCTCGCTTCCGGATTGCTTAACAACGGCGGTCTCGGTGGTCTGTTCGGCAACCAGAATCCTGCCGCAAGCGCGACTTACCAGTTGGCTTCCAAGGATACCGAAATTGCGCAGCTCAAGGCTGAACGCTATGCCGATGGCAAGGTCGCTGAACTTACCAAGGAAGTGAGCGTTCTCAGCCAGCGCGTTGCCGCAATCGAGGTTGCAGAACCGCTCCGCGAACAGATCCTGCAGGAACGCATCAACAGCGTGTCTGCAACGGTCGCTCGCCTGGTCCAGCCGATGATTCCGAACGCCAACGTGGCACCGGGTTGGGGTCCCGCATTCGTGTCCCCGTTTCCTCCCGTTCCGCCCGTCGCCCCGATCGTCAACTCCGGCACGACGACAACTCCCACCACCAGCACGGCTTCCGCCGCCTAATTTGGAGGTGACGCATGCAAATTCCTCTCGAAAAGGCCGTCGACGCCTTCATCGGTTGGATGGCCGATCTGGTAACGCAAATCCCGAAAATGGGTGACCGTTTTCTTGGGTTTGCCGCTCTCGGGTCGCTCAAGAAAAATCCGGCAATTCTTGTTTCCAAGGTCAAGCCCTGGCTTGAAATGTCCGGAATCCTTTCCGACAACATGGTGGACCTCGATTCCGCTAAGGCTGCTCTCGAAATGGCTTTCGCCAACGTTCCGAAAGTGAGTTATTTCGGTTTCACGTTCACCAGTGAAGATGTCCCGACTCTTCTCGCGAAGATGCAGGGCGTTGAAATGGAGGCTGCACAATGATGGACGAACGCATGAAAGAGGTGCTGGAACGCACGAAAAAGACGTTGTGCCGTCACCTGGAAGACCTGAACGACCAGGTCGAACAGGACGGCGGGCGCATCAAAGACCACATGGTTCTCGATGGCATTAAGGACTCTGTAAAGACTTTAAGGTGCTTGAAAGAGCTCATGGCCGACGGTAACGGCGAGGCAGCTGCTAAAACGGCTGTAAAGACTGTTCCGGGCGTGGTTTAGGGTGTGCTTTCATACCAGGGCGGCTGGCGGCAATGCCGGCCGTCTTTTTTTAGATGTTACTTTTTTTAGCTTTTTTTTAAAGCAGTGTCTATATTTATTTGTGGCTACATACCAGGCGCGTAAATTCGGTTGGCGTCAACATAAGAACCTGAGCCGACAGTGTAAATGGCTTTACATCTAGGAAGTTGGTCGCTCTTTGGTGTGCGAGTAGAGACTAAAAAGGTCGGAGTTTTTCGACCTTTTTTTATACTTCAGGAAAAGCTGGATAAAGCTTGAGTTGTTTTTGCGGCGTCTCTATTCGGGTCAAATACTCCTAATTCTCCACCGTATTTCTTTGCGAACTGTGCGGCTTCATGCATCTGATCTTTTTTGAAGAATGTAAATTTAAATTTATTCTCGCTAGTTTCGCCGAGCTCGTTTTCCATTCTTTCCGCAACGAAAATTACAGGAAAGCCGTGTTCTTTCCCGAATTTTTCCATGTCCTTATCGGCGGCTTTGCATGCTTTTATCATGGTTTCGTCTTTTGTCATTTGATTCTCCGTGTTTTTAATATATAATTAATTGCTTTGTTCGGCTGTGACCAAAAAATGACCTGGCCTGTCCAAGGCCCGAAGTCGTCAATATTTATTACATCAGCTGACTCTTAATCAGCGGGTCGCAGGTTCGACCCCTGCATCATCCACTAAAGTGCCGATTTCTGCAAGATTTCGGCACTTTTTTTATATTTTCAGCCATTTTTGCACCTGGGAAAATGCCGATTTTCGCCAAAGTTCTAAAAATACGCTATTTGCCGTTTTTTGCGTAATTTTGCCGTTTTTCCTTGTTGTGTGCAGATGTAGTCACCATTTTGTAACCACTTAAAACCAAAAATAAACGAGGGTCTAGATTGCGTTGATGGCATCCTTGAGGTCGTCCTGCATCAAGTGTGAATAGGTATTCAGGGTGATGTCGATGGATTCGTGGCGCATCAGCTGCTGGACCGCCTTGACGTTCACACCCGAGCGGATGAGGTTGCTGGCAAAGCTGTGCCTAAATCTATGGTTGTTTGCGCCTTCGGGATCCAGGCCGGCGGATATGACTGCGGCACGGAGCGTGCGGATGCTCGTGGTGTTGTTGGCGAACGTCCCTGAGGCCACGATGGTTTCGTCCGGGTTCCCTGGCTCGCCAAGCTCGTTCTTGAGGCGTTCTGACAGCGGAACGGTGGCCAGCTTGTCGCCCTTGCCTATGAGCGTGATCTTGTCCCCGGAGACGTCTTTCCAGCGCAAATCGCGGGCTTCGAAGTAGCGAAGTCCGGCGAACGCCATGAGGGCCCAAAACTTGCGGAATGCGGTGCTCGGAGCTGCGGCCAAGATGGCGTTGATTTCTTCCGGCGTCCAAAAGCCTTTTGCGGTCCTTTTGAGCTTCGGCCGGCGCACGTACTCGAACGGGTTCCCGATGGTCTTGTAGATGCGCTGGGAAAAAGAGAACATTGCCTTGGTGAGCTTCAGGATCTCGCTGGCGGTCTTCGGCGCGTATTTGGTGGCGATGACGGTCGAAAAGTCGACGGCGTCCTTGTCGCTGACCTGGGACACGAGCTTTTTGCCTCTCGATGCAGCCCAGTCGAGAAAATACGAAAGCCTGAGCTGGTATGCGCGGACCGTCGAATCGCTTGCCGAGTTTGCGACCTCGATGGAATCGACGAACTTGTTCTTGAGCTCGACCAGGTGCGCGTCGGGCTTGTCGCTCGCGAATCCTTCCGGAAGAAACTTCTGCGCGTTCATCAGATCGAGCCAGGCGATGGCGTCGGCTTTTTTCTTGGTGCCGAGGGAAATGACGTGGAACAGGCCGTTTTCCGATATACGGCCGTACCAGGTCATGTTGCCTCTGCGCTTGTGCTTTTGGAATACGCTGTAACGTTTCATTTTGGCCTCCTAGACAGAGCTTATGGCGTCGAGCCAAGACAAGATAGCTTCCTTTTCGAAAAAATACTTGTGGCGCTTGTTGGTCACAAAATCATAGAATGGTAATGGAGGCGAGAGCTTTCCTTCCTTCGTCTTGGCAATAAGAGTGCTGATGTAAGAACGCGAAAAGCTGGAAAAATCGACGAGTTCTTTCACGCTGAAGCATGGTTTTCCTGCGATGATTCTCATGGTATCCTCACCAGATCCAAATGCCGCCGACGACGGCGATGAAAAGTGCGTCCGCGATGGTCACGAAGAAAACTGCAAACCCTCGATCTGAAATTGCGAAATAGCTACAGGCACCATCGCGGGTCCAGGCCCAAATCTGCGAAGCGACGACGAAAACGACGATGGCGATGACTGGCCAAGAAAGTGTGATTGTCATTCTTTGCTCCTTTATCGATGATTGGGCTCCCCGCCCTTGGAATTTGGTATCCAGTTTGACTTGTGGTTTTCTAGCATTTCGCAAAAAGGTTTGCAGTTGGCCAGGGAAAAGAATCTGTGTTCTATAGATTCAGGTCTTTGACAAATGAACTCAATATGGTCTTTTTCTGCGCAATTGCCAATTCTGTACATCAACCTATTCAACTGGCTATATACTTCTTGACGAAAAACGTTTAATTCACTTCTAGTGTATTGAGTTGTTTGTTTCTCTGCGTTGAGTGCAATAGCTTCTTTATCCCATGCCGCTTGTACAACTTCTTTGCTTTCTTTTTCGAACGCCGTATTGTACCACTTGAACACTTCTTCCCATGTGTCGTAATGACCTTCGCTACTACCGCAACCGCAAGAAGGGTTGAAATACGGTCTGGGTGAATTGGGCAATGCTTCCCAACCGACCATCGCTCCGCACAAACCGCAGTCATGGTGCGGTATGAACGACATTTGTTTTAGTTCTGCAAGGGTTTTCATGCCTTCACCTCCGTATAGCACCAGCTCTGTGGCGGTGCGGTGATGCCAAAATATTCGAGCGGTAACGGATTGTCGAACTTTTTGGTTTTCTCGACGCCCCATCCGCAAATCATTTTTCGCTGCCCCTGGTAGGCGTTCAGCTCTTCTGCAGGCACGCAACCGGCATCGAGGATTTTCTTGTGGTATGCGTCGGCTTTTGTCCAGTCAACATTCTGGAATCGCTTTGTTCCGGCCCAGGTGAAATATCCTGTGACGCGGCAAACGGGTGCCGTTTCGTAAATGAAAATCTTCATGAGCGGATAGTAGATTTTCGGGAATGACTTGCGGAATTCAATTGTCTTTTTCCCGGAATAAATCAGCGTGGCCCACTTGGGGTGGATGGACAAAATGATGTTCATTCCTGCTCATTGGATTTTTCGTAAGCCTTCTTGATTCTTGCAACGGCATCTTCCATCTTGATGTTTCCAGCAACGGAGTCGCGTTCCAGTTCCTCTTTCGTCATGAGGTCTTTGCCCATGACTTCGAAAAGTCCCTGCTCATGTCCGTAGCTTCCGATGTAGCAGACAATGTCGGACCCGTCGCCCCACTCGAACACCAGCTGGTCCACGCAACCGAACAGGTTTCTTTTCTTGTACGGGATTTTTAGCTCATCAAGTTTTTCCGCTAGCTCCAGAACACGTTCGCTGCAACGTTCTTCCTCGCTTGATTGTTCGTGGTCTTTGGCAGCGGCCATGGCGGACATGCTTGACAAAATGCCCATTATTTTATCCATTTCTCGTTTCTCCTATGGTTGGAGTATCTCGGCTGGCGGGGTTCGAACCCGCGTCAAAGCCGCCCCTTTATGGAAGTGGGAACGGGGCACGCTCGCATTGCTTCCATTCAATGCCGTGCTGCCTGACCACTAGGCTACAGCCGATTTTCCTATTTTAAGACTAACGCCGACTGGTTTGATATTTCTGGAATCCTCACGGTGTCTTCCGTGGGCTTGCCCTTTCACTTGCTGGACAGCTTGTTGGTCAAATCCATGAGCATGTTCAGACCTACGGCGTCCATGGCGTTCCCTGCGCCGCCCTTGGAGTCGCCTGCCATCATGATTTCAGGCACGAGAGGGTGTGTCGATTTGGCGAGGGCCTCGGCGACTCCAACCTTCGTCTTGTATTCCCATTCAGCACGTTCCTGGGGGGTAAGGCCTGCGTTCACAAGGGCACGGTTGGCTGCTGCCTCGGCTTCCTTCTCGGCCTTGATTTTCTTTGCCACTTCCAAGGCTTTCAGGGCTTCAAGCCGGGCCACTTCTTGTTCCTTCTGCGCCTGGAGAATGGCGACTTCCTTCTCCTTCTGGGCCTTCGTCACCTCGGCAATCTTTACGACTTCCTGCTCTGCCTTGGCTGCCGCAATCTTGGCGTCGCCCTCTGCCTTGGCGGTCACGGCTGCCTGCTTTGCGGTCTCTGCTGCCGTTGCGTTGGCGACGCGCTGCATTTCACGTTCCTTGACAATGTCGAGCTGCTTTTGGGCTTTCTCGTCCAGCTTAACATTCTGGATTTCAAATTGCAGGACCTTGATGCCGTACTGCTTGAGTGCGGACGGCTTGGTAAGGATGCGGTTTCCGTTGGAGTCCAGCTTTAGCTGCGTGACCTTGTATTCCTGGACCTCTGCCTTCTTGATTACGTTGCCTTCCGCGTCAACCTCGTCCTCACCGGCTTTCTCCTGGAGAGTCTGGATCATCGTGAGATATTCTCCGTCGATAAGCTGGTCCTCGGCAAGCCTGCGGAACTCGGCAATCTTCGTGACCTTGGCTTCTTCAGCCGTGAAGAGCGGGGCGGTCTTGCGGACGGCGGAAAGCACCGCGTTGCGGACTAGGTCGTGTTTCAGCTTTTTGTCGGAGCGTTGTTCCTTGTGGATTTTTACGAGGTCGTCGCAGTCCGTCGGAATCTGGTACTTGAGATAGCCGCTGATGTCTGCATTGGCGTTTCGTGAGAGAGTGACGGACACGTCGTCCTCGTCATCGTCGCCGCCTTCCCAGCCTTCTCCCTTGACCTTTTCGTTGGAAGAATTAAAGTAGAAGTCCTTGGTGCGGTCATAGCTGTAGATGGTCGCGAACCCCTTGAAGTAGAATCCGGCGTGGTCCACGCAGCTCATCGTTCCCGTTGGCGATTGCTTAACGAGCAGCTGGGTTGCGGTGTTGTAACCGACCAGAAACTTGAACATGATTGCGGCGAACACGACAAAAGTCGCGATTGCGATATGCTTGAATTTGATTTTGGATATGATTGGTTCCATTTTACTGTTCCTTTGCTTTTTCAGCGTTTATTTGTTTATCTGCATTTGTCCTTGGTGAATCTTGGGTTGACGCCGTATGTCTTGCAGGCAAGGCAAATCGGCTTTTGGTTCTTGTCCATCGTGCACCACTTGAGGAATCCGCATAGGTGGCAAACGACGTAGTATTTACTTTTTGAGCTCTCCATCTGGTTCTGCATTCTCTGGGGGCTCCGGCGGCATGTACATCCAGTGCGTGATTTCGTCGATGCAAATTGATGCTCCGCTTCCGTCAGTCCAAATTGGATTTCCTATTTCATCTTTGTCTTCCGTGGCTTTCAGCATTGAATATCCTTTGCCATTCCAATCGTCTCCTCCGTAGCAGATGAGGTATTCGTCGACAGGAGCCTTATCTTTGTCCATGCGGTGCCAGGCGTTTCTTGCAAGCTGACGTTCGAGCGTTTTGACTCTTTCTTCCAGACTATTGTTGGCTTGTTTTAGCGCGCGGTTCTCGTTCTTGATGGCTTCGTATTCTTCGACGGTTATCTGCATATAGAGCGGTTGCGGCCCGTGCGTGTGCAAGTGGTGGGATTGCATAGCCATTAGTCGTTCTCCTTTTTGTTCCAGCATTTGTCGTACTTCTTCGCGCCGGGGTGCTTTTTGTGGTATCGCATTCTTGCACGGATCCGGATTTCTTTTCGGTGTGAATCGCGGTATCTGACCCATGCCTCGTGAGCCTTTTGCTTGCGGGTTTCGTCCGTTGAAGCGGGTTGTTCTTTCTTTGTAGCTGCAACAACCCGTTCCATCGATTCCAGGGTCCGTTCCCTTGCAATTTTGTAGATGTCCATTATCTTATTCCCCCGAATAGCCAATGGTGTGCGCCTAAAATTACAGAGCCGAACCCGGTGAGTATCGCGGCAACCAGAAAACAGATTCCTACGAAAAAGACAAAGCCCATTCCGATTTTTGACAAGCGTGCTCTCATAATCACCCTTTTATGAGCTTTAAAACGGTATGCAGCCGTTTTTGCGTGCCGTGAGAAGATTTGTTGTGAAGCTCCTGAGCCCGCGCATCTGTGCCTTGGCGTCTTCAAGAGCGTTATGTTTGGCCACGTTGCCTTCTTCGGTCTTGATGACGGGGAAGATGTTTTTGAGTGTACGGTAGTCGTATTGCTGCCAGAACGTCCAGGGAAAACTGAAACCGAAACGACGGAAAAATTCCTGGAGTATAGGGAAGTCGAAATCCAGTCCGCAACACCATACTCTGAAAACGTTAAATTTTCCGGTCGCGAAATTTTCATAGAACCAGTGTTTGAACTCGCCGATTCCGGCCGTGGGCATTGTGGTGCCGCCGAAAGCTTCGGCGCGTGCGGTCGGGTCCTGGCGGCTCCACCATTCCATAGTAGAGTCGTCGTCGACCAGACCTTCGTCAGCCTGCACCGTGGCATTAAATCTTTTGTAAAATTCGACCTGTTGGCCGTCCTTGTTGAATCCGAATGCGCCGAGGCTTAGAACTTTGCATCCCGGCCTCTGGCCAGTGGTTTCAATATCAATCATCAATTCGTTAGTCATCGCTGTTTTCCTTCTTTTCGTTTTCGTCGGTTTCCTTGGCCATGGCCTTCAAAGTATTTGCTCGAATTTCAAATTCAGTTTTTTCTTTAGACATTTCTGATTCTCCTTGTTGTCCAAACTTTTTCGATTCTTTTTCGTTTTAGTTCCGGGTCAATCGCCTCGTTGATTTGTGTCTTCAGCCTTCCAAGAGTAAGGGCTACCAGGCATTGAGCCCTGAAGAGCGGGTCGTTTTCGTAGTGCATGCGGCCCTGCTCCGATGGCGTGACACATATCAGGTTGTCGACGTCGAGGTTGTACTTGTTGCCGTCTTTGAACGTCACGATCATGCGGCCGTCGATTGGACCGTGTGCGCGCTCGTAGAGCACCCTGGCGAGACTTTCCCGCTTGCCGGTGGTGCAGCGCCAGTAGTATCCGGAATCGTGCCACGCGTAGTTCCTGCCCTCGAACACGATGGTCTCGGCCCGCTTCTGCAGGGAATCCGGGTTCACCTTGATTCCGGCCTTGCGGGCAATCTCCATCACGGTGGTATAGGAGATGCCGTACTTCCTCGCGGTAGCCCGCACCTTGCCCGTCTTCTGCAGTTCCCTGATGACGGAGCCCGTGACGTAGGCGGCCTGGGCACGCTGCGCCTTGAAGGACTTCTTCGTGACCGGGCAGAAGCAGATGCCGAGCCGGAACGCCTTCGTGTAGGCGCTCTTGAGCTTCCTTCCTGGCGGCAGGATGTTCTCCCGCAGCATTGCGATTTCCGCCTCTGTCCAATAGTTGATCATGCTATCCCTCTGTTGCGAGTTTTTTCAGTTCAGTGTCCAGCTTTACGGCCGTGGCGAAGTGCGCCTTGCTGTCCCTTGCGAGGTCTGCCGCCCTCTTGTGCATCAGCGTCCCCTTCGTAGCCTTTTCGAACTTGACCGTGGCCGAGTAGATGGCTTCGAAGTATTCGTTCCGTTCGTTGTTGATTTCGCCGAGTCTGTCATAGAGGGCGAGTCACTTCTTGGCCAGTGCTACTTCGAGCTCGGACGTCGTCGCCCCACCCCCCCCGCCGG